CTTCTGGAGCAGCTGGTTGATTCTGTCTACCTATAATCTCTGCGTATATTGCCGCCTCTTCAGGCGAGTTGATTATTTCTTCTGGGTCAAAGTCAAGACTGTACGCCAGTTCTTGAATAATTTTTGAAACTTTGACAAACGGAGCAACAGCTGGGTTTTGTACTGACTGTAAGAAAGTTGTAAGTCTTTGAGACCTAACTTCTTTTTGCATGAGTGAACTAGTTCCTGTAGCTTTAACTTCAAGGTCTCCAATAACATTTAAATCTCCTTCATAAAATTGCATGTTCCATTGGTAAAACGCTACACCTAATGGTTTCAATAGGAAGTCATCTAAATTTTTCACAACCGTTTTAATGTTTAAAGAGGCTGCTCCCATTAGCATTGACATTCCTGATGCTGTTCTTGTCATTCCCTGTACACCTGTGTTACCGTGAGAGTATGAAGGTATTCCTGTTGCTTCGTCTGCAAGCTGTCTAAACCTATCAAACATCTGCATATTCTCTGGTGCTGTGTTAGGAAACTTTAATCCATATATAGACTGACCGGGCATACCCGCTTGTCTTTTAAATATCTTTCCGGGGTATATCTCCATAGACTGTCCACTAACTAATGCAGCTTCATCTATGTCAAATACCAATGAACCCGCTAAAGCTAAGTTGTCTATAGCCATTCTAGCATGTCCGTTCATAATCTGTTGTGCATCTTCCATGTTCTCTGGAACTCCTACGCCCCAGAAAGAATAAGGATTCTTTTCATAAGGGAAGGCATGGTAAGGTATTCTGTTTGGTTTAAAAGGGTTTGCTACTATTCTTAGTATCTTGCCCATACAAATCCAAGCGTTTATTTGAATTTCTTCTAAGTCATCTATATTATCATCTACATCAAGACCAGCTTCTCTAGCAAACTCTGCGTCCATAACGCCCCAGTATTCTAATACTTCATACCTTTCGTTTTCATTCCAACTAGTATTGTTATCTAGTTTTATCTCACTCTCAAAAGAACGCTTGTTATAATTAAATCCTTGTCTAATGCATTCTAGAATCTTTTCTTTATTAAAGAAAGGACGATTCATTAAAGCTCTTAGTTGAGACTTATTATACTTGTGTCTATGTACAGCCCATTCAGCATCTTCTATTGAGGTTGCATTAGGGTCAGGGTAAAAATCCCAAGCACTAACAAACTCCAAACGTGGGACTCTTACTGAGTCCGGCGTGTAAGTTCTCTTACCGTCCTCGTCATTTTCCCATGAATGTAATGTTTTATTATGATTAAATGGACCTTTGATGATGCCTGTCCCCAAAAGTACCGCTTCAAATAACGCATTACGCAACTCCGTTGTTCCACTAGATTCTTCAATTTGGTCATGGATTAACTTTTCCATTCTTCTTGCTGCTATCTGAGCTGGTTGTATCTGTGGCATTTCAGGAGAACGCGCCGGTCCTTCTTGTACAACTACATCACCTTCTTCATTAGTGTACTCTTCTTCTAACGAACCAAGGAATTTATCTGTGTCTGTTTGTATTGCTCCGGGTTTTAGCTCATTGCCATCCCCAGCAAATCCAACATCATAGGGATTGAAGTTACCTACATTGTCTTCTGTAATTCCTTCTTGTGGTTGGTAATCTAGATTGCCTTCTAACTCAGGAGACACATCCATAGAATCACCCATGGTTTCTTTCAAAGGATTTAAGTGTGCGGACTTTGCTATGCCTTCTGGTACAACAGTCTCTTGAATCTGTAATGGAAACTTAGAACCAGAGAAGACTACATCTGCAAGTTGTCCGTATGCTGCTAGTGTCTTTGTCTTAGTTACTTTAATAAAGACTTTAGACTTTTCGTTTTCTTTAAACTTTACGTTCTTATTATAAACACCGCGGTAGTTGTGGTAAGAGTTTAGCCAACGAGTTTCATCGTCTTGTCTTCCTCTTTCCGCTTGTTCAAATTTTTCTTCAACTAAACCTGCAAGCCGAGAAACGAAGACTTCGTTTTCTTCAGGTAGTTCTTGTTCTGGGCTTGAGAGTTCATCAGCTGATTGAAATGGCTGCTCTGCTTCATTAATATTATACTTAATTTTTTCGTCAGCCATCTTCTTAGGAATTTAATTAAACTAATAAGTATACAGTATAGCACCGTTTGGAGTTCTTGTCAACCCCTAATACTAAAATAATTATAAAATAGTTTAATAACCGAAGACTTCATCGGAAGCCTGCTGTGTATCTAAGTTTCGTTTAAATTCAAACATACTATCTTGTAGTGTTGAACGAGGTCTTGACATTATCAGATAACGTAGTGCATCATAAGCATGGTCAGGAGCTTTAGTGTCTACATCTTCTGGTCTTGTTTTATCTATAGGTATTGTTTGTAGTTCTCTAATAAGATGTGGACAAGAATTAAATATTTGCATCTTAGGTCTGCCATCAGTCTTATTCGGTTTAAGTCTTTCATGTATTTGTATTTTACCTGCTAACCTATTCTTATCTGCCGGTCTTAGCTTATGCCCGCCTCTAACAAGTATCTCTCCTATCGTTGGACCAGTGTAACCTGTTCTGTTCCAAGCTGCTCCGTCTAACACTCCCGGTATAGAGTAAGCATCTTCAGCTTCGTAAGCTGTCATGCGTTCTGATAAAGCTTCACCAGTTAATCCTTTTTGATATAGTTCCCTATATATAATGAGTGTGTCATCGTCTGGGTCAACGGCTGCCCATATTACAGCAGACTCTGCAGAGTAACCATAGTCAACTCCTTTAAGTCTTGACCAACTAGGAGGTATATCAAAAGGAGGAATAATATGTTTTTCTGTATCAAACTCTACGAATGCCGCTCCCTCATTTATATCCCAGTTACCTTCTAGTAATTGTTTCCTTTGTACTGGAGGAAGAGACTCTAACATCTTCAAGTAGTCTGTGTCTGCCAAGTATGGGTTGTCTTGTAGTAAAGCCGGTATAAACTTTCTAAACACTCCATCCTTACCTACAAAGGTTTGGTTAGCTGGTGCGGCTTCTATATATCTTTTCTTCACCCACGAAGCGCCGCTACCACCGGGGTTAGCAGTACATCTCATATAAGTAGTTATTTTTGGGTCTGTTGTTCTTAGACGAGAAGCTAAGTAGTTCCAAGCAAACTCAGTGGGTAGATGTGTTATTTCATCAAAGCCAATCCAACTATAGGCTTGTCCCTGAAATCTATATACATCTGAATCTTTCTCTAGGAAAGAGAATTGAATAGTAGCGCCGGAAGGAAACTTCCATATCTTATCTACTTCTCTAAACTTAGCACCAACAAAAGCTTTGGGATAAAGTTCCCTACTCTTATCTATTAGTTCTCTAAGTTCTGGCATAGAACGTCTTAGTATTAATGCTCTGTGTTGTTGTCTATGTGCAAACCGCAAGGGGTCAACTAACATAGCATAAGACTTACCACCACCAGCAGCTCCGCCATACAGTACATCCTTCTCAGGAGCTGCGAGGAAATCTGTTTGAGGTCCGGGGTTTGGTTCAAAGAGTATTCGTTTGCCGGCTAGGTTGGCACTCTTCATTAACTCTTTAGAGATTATACTTTTTCTTTTACTCTCCGCTACCTTCTTAACAGCTCTGGTAGCAGTCTTTAATTTTTTACTGGCAATTTTTTTATTGGCTTTCTTTTTCTTATCAGCGCCTATAACTTTACTGAAGCGTCTAACAGCGCCTGTCTTGAATCCTCGCTTCTTGGCAGGAGTCCCATCCATCTTTAGTTTTACTTTACCATCAACAACAGCGTACTGTTCTATATCTAGGTCAGGGAAGTCTTTCTTAAATTGTGCAACGGTTATGTATTTAATAGCAGTCACTACATTGCAGAATATAGCTGATTAACTAAACTTGATTTCTTTTTTCTTTTATCTAGTTCTAGATTGTAGCTACGACCTAACAGTTCTAACTCAGTATTAGACATCATAGAGAGTTCGTTTTTAGCTAACGACTCACAGTCTTTATTAAACATACACTTAAATGTATGTACACACTTACTCATTTGTTTTGGTTTAACATTAGTTATTGAAGTCATGTACCTTTCATCTAACGTAACACTAACACCCATCGAAGTACCACTATTCATATCCATCTTAATTCCTTTTTGTTACCCCTTAAAGAATCTCTTTAGTAATTGTTTATTATATTTATTATTAAAATTTATAATAAAATATTTATAATAATTGCTCTTT